CAAAGGTATGGCAACAAAGGTAACACCGAAGAAGCGAGAAAAGATCTAATGAAGATCTTACATTATGGAGTCATGGCATTATACAATCATGACATTAAAAATGGAGTAGATAATGAAAATCAGTGAAGAAACATTTAATGTATTGAAGAACTTCTCTAGCATTAATCCTTCGATCTCAGTCAAAGCAGGTCATACACTGCGCACAGTATCTGAACAGAAAAACATTCTGGCACAGGTTACTGTTCCTGAGAAATTTCCAAAAGACTTTGCAGTATACGAGTTGAATCAGCTGTTGGGTCTTGCCACCTTATTTGAAGATGGTGAGTATGACTTTGGCGAACGCGCACTTACTGTCAGTGAAGGCAAGAACTCTTCGAGTTATACCTATACCGATCCGTCTATGGTAACTTCTCCACCTGAAAAGGCAATCGAACTACCATCAGTAGACGTGAAGTTTGCTTTCAATTGGGACGATCTCAAGAAGATTACTAATGCAGCAAATCAGTTGGGTCTACCAGAGATTGTAGTAAAAGGTAGTGATGGAAAGATAACACTCGTTGCTACTGATAGCAACAATCCAACATCCAACAAGTTCTCTCAAGATCTAGATCTAACAACTGATGCCGAGTTTGACTTTGTATTCAAAGTTGAGAACTTCAAGTTTATTCAGCAAGACTACGTTGTATCAATCTCTCAAAAAGGTATCTCGCATTTTCAAGGAAAGAGTGTTGAGTACTGGGTAGCAACTGAATCTGGGAGCAAGTACAATGGTTAGTATTAGCGAGGATGTTGCGAAGGCGATGTTGTCAATAATTGATATGAGCGCAAAGGCAGGCGTGTTCGTTGGTTCTAATCTTACTGTCGCAGGACAAGTGAGAGGAGAACTTGAAAGATCAATGGAACAATCAGAAAAGGCAAATGAAAATGAGTAGCAATGTGGTGATTCCTAGTGATGATGAAACAAAGAAACGTGTTCGTGATGCCCTTGTGGAGATATCAAACTCTATGACACGCATGGATGCTGAACGCGATCTGATTAAAAATATCTTACAAGATGTTGATGATGATACAGGTGTGCCGAAGAAATACATTCGTAAGATGGCACGAATCTATCACAAACAAAATCTCAATGAAGTCAAAGCAGAAAATGATGACGTTGAAACCTTGTACGAAACTGTGGTGTAGTATAATGGGGATATCAAAAACTCAAGAAGCATTAGCAAGAATTCAACAAGTCGATCCAACAGCTCATGCAGTTTTATCAAGTTGTGTAGCAGCAGCTTTTGGTGGAACACTCACAGTAAATGGATTCCAACAAATAATGGAAGAAGCAGGTGTGTTGCAATCTGAAGATACTGATGTTGATTTTGTTATTGAAAGTATTGTGATGATAATAATGACTGGTTGACTTCATAGTGAAATTGTAGTAAAATAGATGTATTATGTGAATGGAGTATTATATTATGAGAGAACAATTTTTGTGGGTCGAGAAGTATCGACCAAAAACTATTAGTGACACCATCCTTCCTGATAACCTAAAAGAAACATTTCAAACATTTGTAGAAGATGGCACTGTACCAAATCTATTATTGACTGGTGGTGCAGGTGTTGGTAAAACAACAGTTGCTAAAGCAATGCTAGATGAGATCGGTGCTGACTACATCATCATCAATGGTTCTGACGAAGGTCGATACATTGATACACTACACAACAAGATAAAGAACTTTGCTTCCTCAGTATCACTTGCTGGCGGACGTAAGTATATCATTCTTGATGAAGCAGACTACATGAATGCACAGTCGATTCAACCTGCATTGCGTAATTTCATGGAGACTTACTCAGCGAACTGTGGTTTCATTCTAACATGCAACTTCGTAAACAAGATCATCGCGCCACTACACAGTCGGTGTTCGGTGATCGAGTTTCGTATCCTTGCAGCACAGAAACCTAAACTTGCAGGTCAGTTCTTCAAACGTGTCAGTAAGATTCTACAGACAGAAGGAATTGAGTTTGATCAGAAGGTAGTTGCCGAGATGATCACTAAGCACTTCCCTGACAATCGTAGGATACTGAACGAACTACAACGTTATAGTGTATCAGGTAAGATCGATGCAGGCGTTCTTGCCAATCAAGTTGACTCTGATATGAAGACGTTGATTACTGGCATGAAGAACAAAGAGTTCTCAGTGGTTCGTAAGTGGGTTGCGCAAAATGTAGACGGTGATATGACTCCGTTCTTCCGTAGGTTCTATGAGTCTATACATGAACATGTAGCACCATCAAGCATCCCTCAGATAGTTGTGACACTTGCCGAGTATCAATACAAGTCTGCGTTTGCTGCTGATCAGGAAATCAATACAACCGCCATGTTGACTGAAATTATGGTTGATGCGGAGTTTCAATAATGGCAAAATCAAATCCGTTTGACTACACGAATGCCATAACACAAACAAAAAAAGATCTTATGCGTGGTACTGCCAATGATGATCTGGCAGAAAAAGATTACAATGCGTTTCTAAATAATCGTGCTTTATCTTATCATAGTGACACTGTTCACTTTGCTAATGAGATGAATCGTTTGAGTCATATAGATAATCTTTTACAGTTCGACTTTTTACTAAATATTGTCAGACCCAGAAAGCGAGTTGCTAAATGGGCGAAAAAAGATAATGATAGTGACTTGTTGATTGTTAAAGAATATTTTAATTATAACGACTCTAAAGCACGCCAAGCACTTTCTATCCTCTCGCCCCAACATCTTGCAGAAATAAGAATAACACTGACAAAGGGTGGAAGAGATGATAGAAAACATGATTGAAGTCAAACTGAATAATGAGGATGACTTCTTAAAGATTAGAGAAACACTGACAAGGATTGGCGTCGCGTCAAAGAAAAACCAAACGATATATCAATCCTGTCACATTTTACATAAACAGGGAAGGTACTACATTGTTCACTTCAAAGAACTCTTTGCGTTGGATGGAAAACCTTCGAACTTTGCCGACGAAGATATGGGACGTCGTAATACTATTGCTAATTTGCTTGCTGAATGGAGTCTTGTTACTCTCAACGATCCTGACCGTAGCAGTAGTCCAGTTGCCCCACTATCTCAAATCAAAGTTCTGCCATATAAAGAAAAAGCTGATTGGGAACTAGTCGCGAAATATAACTTAGGAAAAAAGAGGTAGAAATACATTATGTCAAATTTTGCAATGGTAAGTGAATTTATGAATGCATTTGGGCAAGAGGTAAAAACAAAAACTGAGATGCCTGATAAAGATACACAAGTTCTTCGATATGCTTTAATCGCAGAAGAACTCAATGAATTTGTTGACGCAATGAAACAGGAAGACTTAGTAGAAGTCGCTGATGCGTTGACAGATCTTCTCTATGTTGTCTATGGTGCTGGACATGCGTTCGGTATTGATCTCGACAAATGTTTCGCTGAAGTCCAACGTTCAAATATGAGCAAGTTAGGCGAGGATGGTAAACCCATGTATAGAGATGATGGTAAGGTAATGAAAGGTCCAAACTTTTCAGAACCACAACTTGAAGAATGCTTGAATTTAGGAGAATAATATGAATGGAATGATGGGTACAGTAGACTTGATAGATATTATGTTGATTGTTATTTTAATCGCTGCAATGGCATTTATGTTTATTTCTGTTCTTTCTGATAAACCAGAAGAAACTGAAACTGAAAAGATGCTCAGGGAAAGAGCTGAAAAAAAGATTTCAAATAAAGGGCCAGACTCATGGCCATTTCCTACTGCTGAAACTGTAAAACCAAAACGTGCAAGAACTAAAAAAGGTCATTATGTAAAAGATGATCCTAACACAGCAGAAAACGAAGCGTGGGTTGGTGGCAAGGCACCTGCTGACAAACCTAAGAAAACAAAGAAGGCAACCACTACAAAGAAAAAGTCAACTACTACTAAGAAGACTACAACAACTAAGAAGACTACTACAGTCAAGAAAAGAAAGCCAAAAGCGAAAAAAGAAAATTCTTGACTTTAGTACTATAAAGAGGTAAAATAGAATAAATAGAATCGGAGTTTGGGCGATGTGAACTCCATCAAAATCACTCGCCATCACACAACACATCTCAAAAGGAAAGTAAGAAATGGCA